CCATACAAGCGCTGACTGTAATCAAGCTTATCGAAGATAGTTTGTAAAGTAGTAAGTCCAGCTCCTTGTCTGAGCATAGAGAGTATACCGGATTTATCGTCTGTCGCGCTTCCCAAGAGCTCTTCATTTACACCCGAAATTTTTGTGATATCTTCCGCAAGGCTATTAGAAAGCTCAAGTAAAGATTGAGGTATAGCAACTGGCTCAATTCTTTGAATCTCATTGGGTAAACGTCCCGCTTTAAGTGGTATAAGGAAACCATCACCGCCGCTTGTTTGCCTAAAGCATTTTGCATCAGGAACAACATCAACGGGGTATATCCAACCAGCATTCAAACTAGATTGAAGTAGCTGAAGCTCAATGACTTTGCGCATATTGTAAAGGAATTGAGCATCTCTAAGATTTCTTATGATGCCCTGCTTCTTCCACGCATATGCTTGGATGTCTTGTTCTACATAAATTTGCAGGGGGACAAAAGGATATTCGTCAATTGAAAGAAGGTTCTTACCGTGATATACATTCTTGTCTGATAAGCTTATAATTAGCTTTACTGTCGGTATTTGTACATCTTGAACTTTTAACCATGGCTGCTCATAGAGCACCCTTTCCATCATTCCTTCTTCTTCTGTCTCGTCTTCTTCCCATTCAACCGCTTCCCCACTCATCGTATCGAGTATCATCTTGCCGGGCCGTGTCGTGCGATAGTAGAATTCGTCGTAGGTGAATAAATTGCTTGTAGCAACATTCTGCAATTCTGCTTGAAGAGGGAAACGTCCATCTTTCATCCCTCCCGGTCTCATCTTATCGATTTCTTCTGCATAACCAGGCAAAAGCAATTTAGCCATTGTCTTAGACGTCCACCTTCTCCTCCAGATCCCGTTACAATCGCTAAGATCCTGCTTCCTAGTATATTGATCAATCAAATAATTATTCCACTGGACCGCATCCGTAAATAAATCACCAGATATAGGATCGAATGTGTAGTCCGGGTATAGGTGTAGAAGAGTTTCTCCTGTGTCGCATGCCCCTTCAAATGCTTGTGAGATATATTCTTGAAACCCATCTCTATCATCACACCAGCGCATGACTTTGTTGTAGTCATCCGAAAGCGGATCATCATTATTATCGTTTGGTAATGTAACAGTAGATTTACGGTTCTTGCGCTGAAACCCGCATATCATATTGATATGACGGCGGACTAAATTGAAAAAGAACTTCTGGACGTTTTGAGAATTCTGGCCATATACTTGATTATATAGCTGCTGATCGCCTACTTTAAATCGCTTGTCAATAGCTCCTTGAAGCCAATAACACGAATTCGTAGGATAATTTGACTGGTAAAACCAGTCTTTCATTTGCTTTAGATCTTTGGCTTGAACATCGGATGGATCGATATAGCCAAGTGAATAATTGCCCGACTCGTATGAGCCCATGTGATAGCTTTGGTAAATTTAAAATTTAAATTACCATAGCTAGGAGTATAGATCCAATAAAAATTATTTGAAAATCATCAGGAAGAATTCATTGTAAATAATTTAAATTCATCTGCTGGACCATTCTCTATAAAATCATGGAGTTGAGCAACATTCAATCGAAGTCGGATAAATAGATTCTCTTTTTCTGATTTAGAAAGTAGTTTAATATTTTGAATTCGGTTCATATCTATAAGCATGGATGCTAGGGCACGAGCAACTAAAATAGGATCTTGTTCTAGGTAATATTTCGTCAACGCTTCGACAACTTCCTTATTTGTTTTCATTTTTTAACCTTTTAATCTCATCTTCTATTTCTTGACGAAGTTCATCGAATAAATTGCCCGTTTTTCCATCTTCTGGATTATACCATTTCGAAATAGTTAATACTTTTTCATCTTTCATGTCGACAGATAAACGACCACGTTCATCGCGTTCCCAAACATCTTTATATACATATTCATAAATGACTTTAATGTGTCCTTCGATGGTGTTTTGAAATGATGAGTTTGACAGTGAATTTTCACACTGGCATGTCAATTTAGCCATTATGTTCTTTCTCCTCGAAAATCCTCTTCGCTAATTTAAAAGCAGCTTTAGTTTCATCATCCCATTTCAATATCGATTCGATAAAATCGCACTCTTCTTTTGTGATCGTGGTAAAATATAATATGAATTTATCGATCTTTTCTTTCATTCTTCTTTTTCCCATAACTTAAAAATATGTAAACACAAAATAGCGTATGCATCTTCATAACCTGGACGATTTTTATATCTACATATTTGAACATCTACAAAATTTTCATACTTTTTACAGTGATTCATCATTTCGACTGCATCGTCGGCGGTGGATGTTGTACCCATTATTTGATAATCTTTTTTTAATAAATCGTTTAAATTATTCAAATATATCCTCCTGATATCGGCCCTAATGGCCCCCACGCATCATCTTCGAATATTTTCTTCCGATATTGATCATAGGAAATGTTTTCGTCAGGATGGCTAAATTCACCCTTTGGAAATGCTGAACATACTGCATAGCGTAATGCGTCTACACAATGATCATCTTTCTTCACAGGCTTATCCTCTCCCCTATCTGCTGCCTTGCTATCCCATGCGTAGGATTGAATTTGTTCTCTTAGGATCGTGCAACCCTTTTGGATAACTATATTCTTTCCGCCTATGAATTTTGAGCAGATTTTAATACCCAGAAGAACATCGTTGTTAGCATCCAGAACAGGAAGCTCAGCTTGGCGTAACGCAATCTTGAGGCTTGCTGCTGCTGGGTCAACGTATGTAGCTGAGACGTTTTTATATCCAATAAAATCTTTGATGTCTCGAACCAATTCTTGATCCGTCTTTGAACGGCCTTTCTTGGCTGAGTCATAGTAATATTCTGCTTCCACTCGTATTTGTGGCCATTTGTTTGGAGTGATAGCGCATAATACCGCAGCAGTTGCATTAGTGGTCCCGTAATCAATCCCAACAACATAGTATGATGGATTAGGGAACGGGTTTGTATATTCGTTATCTTTGTCATAGTTGTCATAAATCGCTCCGTGCGCTAATGCCCACTCACCTAAGATATATCGATTGTACCACATTCCCGAATAGGAAGCTTTGAGCTGTTCCTTGTATTTTGAATCTAGAATGGGATTATCTTCTAAAGAGAAATTCCAGTGAATGAGATCTAAACCACGCTTATCTATATAATCTTTCTTTAACCAATGTGCTGGTCCTTCAGGGTTGCAAGTAGCCAATAGCTTCGCTCCTGGTACACGCAAACGAGATTCCAGCATTTTCCAGAAAGGCTCCGGTAAGTTTGTAGCTTCGTCCACATATGCAAGGGCGAGAGTTGATCCCTGGATCGTGGATACTGCCGAAACATCTGGTGCGCCCACAAACCAAACATCCCTGCCATATAGTCGGCTCATCTGTGCTTTCTCCGTCGGGCATGGGAAACCTAACCTTCTGTATAAATGTGTGAGTATATTTCTCTGAATCGATGTGCGATTAACACCTATGATCATCGCATCACCACCGCCCTCTTCGTTGCGTGGTCCATTTTTTAGATCGTAGATTAATCTTTCGATGCTGGAATATGTTTTGCCTGAGCTAACAGCCCCGACCCATATGTTGAAGCGGTGGGTTGCTTCGCAAAAGCTTTTATTCTGTTTTGGGCTTGTTGGCATCTATCATATTTTTTAAGATTTCTATTTCATCCATTAAATATTTTAATAAATCAAAAATCTGGTTTTTATCTCTATCGTTTGATCTTACATTTTCATATTCCGTGTGAAACCTTATCAAGTGTTCTGCCATCTCTTTATTTATTTTCATTCTTTAATTCCTGTAATTCGTGCTCTAGCTGCATTATGCGATGTGTTTGGTCTAATTGTGTTTGGTTTATAGCCACTGTAGTTGTATTCTCAGGCTCTTTTTGTCTGCATCTAATTTTTCCTAACCAATGCAGAGCAGGCCAACAACCTTTCATGGCTTTATCAAACTGCTTAGCCTCAATGAGCATCTCACCTTCGCTTATTAGCGCTGCGGAAAATGCGGAGTAATCCATACCATATTTTTCCTTAACTCTATCTCTTAGAGTGTCTCTGTCGATGCAAAATCTATTGGCTATATTTACTTGTGTACTTCCAGCTTTTATATATAATTCTACGAGTTCCCAATCAATTTCTTTCTTAAATGCCATATACTCACTAGGTTTTATCTAAAATAAATACCCCAAGATACGTAATTTTTCAAGATATTATTATGATTTGTATTTTTTTGAAATGACAACGAGATTCTCAATTCTATTGTCTAATGAATCGCCGTTCAGGTGATATACGTGCTCGTGATGCTCTAGGAGCCTGCCTAAATGCTCTTCCATGATGTGACGATGGATTTTCTTTTTGACACCATTTATCGTTTTATATTGATACGAATTATCACTCATATTTAATCTTTGTAGGGATCGAATGCTCTATCGTCGGCCATGCAAACGCCTATGGGTTTTAAAGTGTGAAGAATCTTTATTGTATTTCCATGTGCTTCAATTACTTGCTCAATTCTTTTATAGGCATAAGGGGATTCATCGAGAGCGCCTCCTCTTACTTCGACGCCAACTCGTTTAATCCATGCATCATGTTCGTCTCGTTTGACCACTCCTTCGGTAAGTTGCTTTCCTGTTTTTCTGTCTTGCTTTCCCTTGGCTTCAGTTCTTCCAAGAAGACGTCCTGCACCGTGAACAGTCGAGAAGAGAGAAGCTGCTGATTCAGTGGATTCAACTCCTTCGAGGATAACTGAAATATCGCCCATACTTCCCCCAACAAACCCTCTTTGGCCTTTAAAAGCTGGTGTGGCACCTTTTCTGACGACCCATAGATCTTTATCAAAATGGCGTTCTTTCCAGGCAAAGTTGTGATGGTTGTGCACTTCTTCCAGAATCGAGGCGCGAAGAATCCCCGCAACCTTTTGACATACCCAATCTCTTCCAGCGTACGCATAGCGACCAGCAAGTTCCATGCATTTGATATATTGGGCTCCGAGGTCTGAATTTTCATCAAGAACGACCGGAATTGCGTGGATTCCATCTTTACCCCCTGCTTGTTTTATAAAATGAGTGCATATGCTATGGCCCAACCCACGAGAGCCAAAATGTACGCCAATCCAAACTCTATTGGACTCATCGACAAAAATATCCACATAATGATTTCCACTACCAACTGTTCCCAACTGGTCTCTAGCTTTGTTTTTGAGCGCAGAAAGTACATCAAGCTCATCCCAAGTGGGGTCATCAAAAATCTCATGCTCGACTCGTTCATTATTCTTTCTACCCATTCCAAAGGAAATATGTTTCTGTACTTCATTCATTGTTCTATAAATATTAGATTTTATTGCCTCAGCATCCGCATCGACAAGTACAGCTTTATTACCGCAAGCAATATCAAAGCCAACCCCATTAACACAGATTTTTCCTTCATAGGCGATAACGCCACCGACAGGAACGCTGTATCCAATATGATGATCAGCCATAAGCGCACCATAAAATGCGTCATACTTCATAGCCTCCTTCATTTGTGCTACTGCCTCTGGAAGTGGATCTCCCCATACTGTGATATTTTCAATCATTTTCATTGTTTTAAACCTTTTTATTCCTCATTCATCGATATAAATATGCGAATCCTGGCATTTCCATCCCAGTCGAATTGATGAAATCTTATATTTCCATCTTTAAATCTATCCTCGAATGTCTCCTGATTCATGCGTCTAACTTCGTTAATAATTTCTCGCAATCTAAACAAAAATTCCTCTTTATTCATAAATCTTTTCCGTTTTCCATCACAAATTTTTTAAACTTTTGAAGGCGCACATCGATATCCATATCAATATCTGTCCTTTCAAACTGTGAAAGAGATTCTCCATTCAAAACTTTTAGCAAATTCAATAGATGATCTTTTGAATATATATTTGTGATAGGATAATCCTCTCTTATGTGGGAGCCCAATGAATAGCAGCTTTCGTTTAGCATTCGTGCAAATACAGAGATCATAAAAGGCGCTATATCTTCTGAAGGAATGTTGAATTTTTCCCTCATTTTTTGCATGATTCTCATGTTCGCCAATTTATAATATTCATGGACCAATTCGGAAAAATATTTGTTATTCTCTATTTTCTGTAGTTCTTTCATCCATTCTTTCATAAATCAATCCTAATGGGTTTATTAATCGGTTTGTATCGTTCGTTCACATGGCTGCAATTCACCGAGATCATCATTTTATCATTATATGTTGCAAAATATTCTTCTTGTCCGTATGCCTCATGGATATGGCTGAATACATGCAACTTAGGTCTACAAACATATTTAAGCCATCCGGATAGTCCTTTACTTCCCACATGAAAAAGAGATCCATCCTGCATAGGAATGGAGTCCAGTATCCCGTATGCTGGCTCGTGTGTTATAAGTATATCAATGTCGGTAGGCATCGTAACTACCTTTTTTTCATAATAGAAAATTTCATCGAAATAAGTAAATGCTGTACATTTTGGGTTAATTCCTATAAATCTATGAGACCAAGGCGACCCCCATATCTTTAGCCCTTCGAATTCTGTTCCTGAATCGCAAAGATATTCAACATTATCAGGTAAGGTTTCTTTTATAGGAGGAATCTTTTCCAAAATCATATCATGATTTCCGGCTATAAATATCTTTTTAGAGTATTTCTGTTTTTCTAGCCAAAGTAAAAATTTTATGTATTCGTATGCTTGATCTGTAGCGGTTATGTCACCAGTTACAATGAGCAAGTCACCGCCTTCTAGTTCTGGGTAATTATCGTGCAAGCATCCTATGCAATCAATTTTCATGAATCAAACCATGGCTTATAGTGATGTTTCACCCTATCCCATTCTTCAGTAAATTTTTCATAAGACATACCTGAACTACTGTATCCATCCACTAAAACACTCCAAAAAGCTGCCGCCCATAAGGTAGGCTCTATTTCGGGATGTTGAGCCATATAACCTTTTAACAGATTGTAAGCTCTTTGTACTACTTCTTGATCTGTTTCCTTTATAGGTCTTCTTTCCATTATTTAATCCTCTTTAGCTAACTTCTTTATTAGATTTTTTAACAATCCTATATCTTTTTCAATTTCTACTAAAATTTTAGGTGGGTGAGGGAGAATCATCTCTACAAAATCAACTGCTCTTTTGCACATCCTTTCAAGCAGTACTCTTTCTTCTTCGTTAATTTCAACTTTCATGTTCTACTCTCAATTCGATTAATTGTTCTGCCATTGACTTACATTCATTGATGCAAAATTCGATATTTTTATATGTATTTCTAAATATAGGACTATTTTCTAAGTTAAAGTTTTTCTTTAGCTTTTCCATCGAATCTCTATATTCTTGCATATATACAGCTGTTTTTTTCATATGTTCCGTAGAGGGAACAAAATCGTTACAATGAGAACAATCGAAACCTATTAAATGTGTGCTAGAACATTCCCCGAATGTCAAACCGCCATGACAAACAATCGGTATCTCTTCATAGGTTTTTTGATAATATGGATGATCTGGAGGAATAGTTACGTAACCATTCAAATAGCCACCAAACATATGAAATTCTTTAGTATCAGGTTCTTCCATGGCCATTCGTAGAACCATGCAGCCAATCCCCTGATGTTCGAATTTGACAAGATCAGGCTCATTTACCCATTCTCCTTCTCCCCACCATTTCGCTTTATCGTCTGGTAAAAATCTAATCAGTCGAATCTCATTCATCTTTTGCCCTCAGCCATTTTCGACCTTTAGCATCTATAAAATAATCATCTTCGATCATCTCGATTGTGATTTTATATTTCGGGCTGATGACGCCATCCTGAAAATATATCTCTACTGGTTCGTCAATATCCTTACCGACTACACTCGAAACTCGTCTTCTGAGCTCTGGTAATCGCGTGATTGTATCTTTTTCCATGCTGTCCTCCTAATTTAAATTTATCTTTGCTAAATATTTGTAAAGAGTGAATCGTGATATTCCGAACTCTTTTGCAATTTTGTTTTTGCTATCGCGAGATTGCATTCTTTGCTTAAGCAATTCAATTTTATAAGCATCCAATTTCTTTTTTGCGCCTTTGTATTTCCCATCTTTCTTAGCTTTCTCAATACCGATGCGTTGCCGCTCTTTGAACAGTTGGGAAAAAAAATGGATGAATGACTTCATCATGTCGTATGCTAACTTAGACATAAAATCATTCTTTTTTCCCAGTATGATACCTTCTCGAACAAAGTGTATCTCTACACCCTTTGCTAGCAAAAATTCGACGATGTTATCTAAATCATATCCGTTTCTTCCTAGCCTATCCATACACTCTACATATACGATATCATCATCTCTTACATACTCTTTGAGGTCTTGTAGTTGCTGTCTGTTTTTTGTTGAATAGCCCGATTCGATGTCTACAAAAGTCTTATCTAGTTCTATACCGATGAGTTGGCTTTCAGGATTTTGCTCGTTTGTGCTGACTCGTTTATATCCTATTTTTTTTCCACTACTCATTTGATACTCCTTCAAAAAAAGGAAGATCTTGAATATGTCTTAGGATATCAATAGAGAACTCTGAAGATAAAGATCTTAGCTTTCTTAGCCAAGCATTATAAATTTCTCTTTGATCATCATCACAGCAGCTATTAAACTGATGCCACATTCTTCTAAATGGATCTTTTATTTCACAATTTTCGCAATCCTTTATCCAAGTCATAAGATGATTTTTTCTTTTTCTAGGAAATTCTATCCATATCAAACATTTTGGACACTTTACACCCCCAGATCTCCCTTCATCTAGTGCATA